ATAATAATTCACTCATAATTTACTCCTTCCAATAACTCTTTATACTTAACTTGTTCTTTCATTTTTTTAATAAACATTCTCCATTGTGGTAATCTATGATTTTGTCTTTGAGCTATAATAGTTCTTAAGGTTTGATAGTTCATTAAGATTAATCTAGTTTGTAAATAGCCTTCTGGCAACGCATTCTTCATTGACTCTATCTTAAAGTTACCTTCTTTTATAAGTCTATTTAAATAATCTAAATATGTACCTAATAAAGGATACTCAAAATGTTGTTGAGTTAAAGGTTCTTTTAACAATGTATGCATAGTTGAAGCACTTAAACCTGTAGTACCTATCTTATAAGTATCAAACTCTGACCAAAAGAATCTGGGAGCTTTAATAAGAATAGTTAGATTACATAACCTAATAAACTTACTATGGCTGGGACCTTTCTGGCTTAGTTTCTTAGCTACTTTCCTCATCTTATCTAACTTCTTATCATCCCACCATAGGTCTAAGTCTTCACTCTCTTTATAAAAGGAAAGCCCCAGACCTAAAAGGGCTTCTTCATATCCTTCTTCTTTTACTACTTTAACATCCATATCTTTAATCCTCTTTATCTTTTATTTTCTCTTCTTTTATTAAGTCTTTATCTTTTATTTTCTCCTTTTTTAAAATCTTACATCCTTTTAAACATTTAGTTAAAGGGTTATAAGGGCATTTATCACATTCTATAACCTCATACATTTTTAGGTGGTCTACCTCTACCTTTCTTAAGCCCCACCACTTCTTTTGGTTTAATAAAAGCTTTTGATTTAATAAAAGATTGAGCTAACTCATTGGAGAAGACACTTAACCCACCAATAGGTTCCCAACCTTCTTCCATTTTCTCATTACATTTAACTATAAAGTTCTTATAATTTACATCTAACACTATATTATACATATATTCTCCTATTTACTTTCTAAATATTTCACAGCTTTATGTAAGTCTTCTAAAGTATCTCCTAAAAGACCTAGTCCTATATTACATTTACTACATAATAAACCCCTAATCTCATTACTTTTATGGTCATGATCTACAGCAAAAGCTCTTTGGTTGCCAGTTCTTTTATCTATACTATTAAAAGATGTTTGACAAATACCACATTTATTATTTTGATTACTTAGCATTTTATCATAGTCTTTTAAAGTAATATTAAATTTATGTGCTAACCAATAAGCTTTTGAGCAGACCTTACAATAACTACGTCTACCAGTTTTACATTTCTTTTTATCTCCTTTTAAATTAAATTCTGTTATATGTTTTTCTTTCTTACATTGAGTACATTTCTTTATCTCACTGGACATGCACCTCCTTCACAATCCTGAATATCTAAATCTTCCATATTTAACTCACCTACATTTGTAATAGGTTGTACAGTTTTCATTAACTTAGTATAAGTCTTTTTATCAATTTCTTCAAAAGGTGATTGGGCAAAACCATGATCACTATGTAGTAAGAAAGATACAGATTTTACATTTACATAATTCATACTTAACCATTCTTTAATACTATCTAACTCTTCCTTCTTATAATAAATAGTAACACTGACACTATTATCCGACCATTCTTTTTGAAGTCTTTTAATTACTTCTAATTGATCAATAGCTGTCATATCTTTAGCTAGTTTAGCTCCTTTAGGATAGGAAGAAGGGAAACTTACAATGACTGTGGTATGATCCTCAGTACCATCAAAGTTCCTTTTATACTCAATATGATAGCCTTTACTTCTACAAATATCTACCAAGTCTAATTCAGCATCCATAGATATACGTCTAATAAAATACTGACTATAACCAGGATGTGCTCCTGGAGTTACTCCTGCTAAGAGGCTTAAAGTACCACTAGGTTTTACTGTAGTTAGTTTAATACTTTCATTAAAACCATGCTCTTTGCTATATGTCTTATCATAATCTCTTAAGTAAGTATAAGCCGTAGCTAACCAGCCTTGTTGTTCTTTAGTAGATTGTAAGTAACCTGTAACACCTATACCCATTCTCATATTCTCATTTACAATAGCTTCTGTTTCTTTACTACTAGCATCGGGAAGATCTAAAGAATGTTTATTAATACGATACAAGTATCTCAGTACTTTCATTAACTCTGCCATACTTTCTATATTAGGTAAGTATACTTCAGCTAAACAACATGTCTCATGATTGGCTAAAGATTGTTCAGCACAAGGATTATATATCTCTACATCAGGATCGGGATATTCTACTTCGTCTGTTCTACCCATACGTCTACTAGCTTTTAAGTTAATAAGTCCATAAGGCTCACCATTACCTTTATAACCTTCCCAAAACTCTTCAGGTAGATCATCTGTATTGGAACAGACTACTGAGTTATTACTCATAGCTCTCCAATTAGGTATATCAAACAAGTCCCATCTCTTAGCTCTCAAGTATTCCAAGTCATCATAATCTCCCAAAGCTAGTAAAGCACTACGCCTTACATTCCCAGCTACTACAATAGAACCAATAATATTCATTATATCTAAAGCATCAATAGGTCTTAGCTTTCTTGTAACCCTAGAGTTAAGAAGTGTAACAATCTTTTCTATACCTTCCACCAAGATCTCACCACCACTAGCTGTCCCTCCAAAACCTTTAATAGGTAAACCTTTAGCTCTAATAAGAGTAGTACTATATGAGAACCCTTGACCAGTATAGAAGGAGGCTTTAAGTACTTTACCTAAAAGTTTAACCCATCCTTCCCTAGAATCAGGTACAATAAAATCTGCACCATTATCAGCTACTCTAATGATTTCAATCTTCTTTTTAATCTTAGGTAGTTGATATACATTCTCTCTTTGAATATTAAAGCCAACCCCACAACCTAACATAAGCTTCTCAAATGTCCAAGTAAAAGGTCTGATAGGTTCATTAATTACTACAGCGGCACAATTCTGTAAGGAAGGAAGTCCTAATTGATCCACTGTTCTAGTACCTAATTGCCATAAGAATCTACCAGCTACAGTACCTTTAAGAGAGAGCATCATATCTCTAATATCTTCTTTCTCTTTATCATTAAAATTACAATTAAGTTGGGTATTGGTTGCTTCAACAACTCTATCTACGGTATCACTCCACTCTTCTTTACATCTACCATTGGGTAAATCCCTAGAGTAAGTTCGTTTATATGTGATATATCCTGTAGGACCCCAAGGGGTTTTCATTTGTACTTTACTCATCTTTAATAGTCTCCTTATACTTATTTAAATACCATATAGCTTTCTCCAAATCTCTTTTCTCACTACCTTTAAATCTACAACGACTTATATATTTAATAGCATTACCTAAAGTATAAGGTAATTGTTGATCTAATATATAATCAATAACCTCAATAGTCCCTTGATTATAATGTGCAGGTTTATCAACTATATCCCTATAAGTATTTTGTTCATAAGGACTGGGCTTAGGTTTAGTTAAAGTCTCATAAGTCATTGACACACTCATCACCTTTCTCTATACACTCTTCCATAGTCTTAAGCATATCTTCCACAGATTTAAAAAGTGAGGCAGCTAATGTATAAATCATATCAGACTTATTTTCACTCCTCTCAAAATCTTTACCTAAATCAAAATTAATATCTATAGCTCCTTCACTATCTTCACTCAATGTAATTATTACTTCTCTAGTCATAAAATACTCCCTTTCTTCTCTCTTTAATAATATCATAAATATTAATACCTGTAATGTAGCTTTCATTTAATAAGTCACAAGCTTCATCAAAAGTCATTAATGTTTTTGTTTCTCCACAACTATTACAACCTGCGTATTGATCTATCTCAGCCTCACTACCATCTTCACCACAACGCCAGCATCTCACTTCTTCTATATTCATTTATCTAACTCCATATAATTATCTTTAAGAGTTTCTCTTATAAGTATACTTGGTTTATATATCTTACCTACATGTCCATTCTGACATAAAGGATCTAGTAAGAAGTCTGAAGACTTAAGAATAATAAAGTTTTCTAAGTAATTAAGTAATCCTTTAGTACCACAATTAACTAAGACTTCCCAAGTTAATGTATCTTCTTTCTCCTTTATTAGTTTTTTAAAATCTTTATTCCTAGCACTAG